ACAATCTGTCTGAAGGGGGATAAGTATGACATTTACCCATTATGCATTTGCTGATGAATCGAGTTACACAACTGACAACAACTACGGTGCAATATCAATACTAAATTTTAGAAAGGAAATTAAAACTCCGTTGGAAGATGCTATTTTGCCCCTTCTGGCCGATATTCCAAATGAATACAAATGGAGCAACTTTCAAAATCCATGCTATTTAAATGTATCGAAAAATGTGTTTGACATCCTGTTTCAATACGCTGGTCAAGGTGATCTACGAATTGACACAATAATCTGGGATAACAAAGACGCTGCCCACAAGAGGAATTTAACAAACACAGGAGAAAAGTTAAGCATTCTGTATTACATACGATTGCGTGACATGCTTGCTAATCGTTGGGGTTCAAACACGAGATGGATGATTCTTGTAGATGAACAACGACAAATAAATTGGGAAGAGCTGAAACAATACCTGCAATATTATAGTATGGTGAAGAATCAAAAAACCTTGCTGGGTATGGATTACGATCTGGCATGGCATCGAGAACATAGATGTTTGTTTTCTATTGAAGATTTAACCCCTGTTAAATCATGTGACAACCATTTTATACAAATTGCTGACTTGTTTGCGGGTATGGCAGCATATTCTCATAATTACTCAGACCAAATATTAACTTGGTTAGATTCGGATTCACGAAGGCATTATGAAAATAATATTGCACAACCAGCGTTCGAATTTCTTGAGGAATTGAAATTAGATCCCAAATACATCCATCGCAACAAATTTATTAAATATGTATACTTGAAATGCAAAAAAAGAAAGTATGGCGTAAGCATCAGAAACAAAAAAGGATTACACACTTTCCAACCCAAACACCCGTTTAATTTTTTTTATGCAGGTCCAGAGAAATAATCGGGAAGTGAGAGAATGCAACTGTAAAAAGACCCCTCCCTGCGCTACCGGCAGCAAACTCTCTCGCGCCATTGTTAAAAAGCACAAAAGAAACCGCCCGGCTTTCACCGGGCGGTGCTCCATCAATTCCGAATCAACCGGATCTTCCCTTCCTCGTCATACTCCACCGGCTCCCACGTCCCCAGCGCCATCCCGATCACCGCTTCTGCATCCGGCGAATCCAGCCCGTGCTTCCGCAAAAACTGTTTTGCCTGTCGCATCCCCTTTTCTTTCGCCAGCGCGATCGCCTGTTCCCACAGCTTGTCACTCTCTGCTAATTGTTTTTGTTGTTCCGCATCCATTACTTCACCATCCACCCCAGGTCAATAAATAACCCATCGATTGCTTGATAGATCGGCGCAAAGTTCGTCACCTGCCACTGCCGGTACTGCTCAAAATCAGGTCGCTGCCGATATAAGTCCATTGTAGCAAGGATCTCATTGTTTTGGGTTTTTTCTCCAATATATTGCGTATACGACCGCGCCCACAGTTCTGTCGGGCTCAGCAAATAATTTCGGATGTAGTTCGTTACGCCATACCCGCCCTGGTAATGCAAAAGCGCATCCACTTCTGGCGACTGCACGATCGCATCCCGCCAGTTGGCCAGCTTCCCATTGATCGCCGCCGTTGTACCTGGCACCCCATTTTGCCCCAACCCGCCATAATCGATCCAGTGCCCGATCTCATGGATCATCGTTGTTTCCACATGCGGCGCATACTGCGCATTCACCAGGATCTCCCATTGCGCCGGGAATGGTCCGAACCCGCCATAAGTTCCTTCCCCCAGGTTCTTCGTAGATAACACCACCTCCGGCAATGGTCCATCACCGTGCACGCTGTCTACCAGGTCCAGCGCGTTTCGGTATCGGTCATGATACTTGCTGCGCTTCGGCAGCCGGATATGCCCGGATACTGCCTCCCCCATGGGGCTCAAAAGAACATTGGCCTGTGCTGTGGGGAACAGCGCGGGCTGCTGCACCTTCCCCGGGTAAGCCATCAGTTGGATCGGGTTCTGTACCCGGATCGTGATCCCCCAGTCTCCCTCGTGCGTAACTTTCATGAATTCACGCAGAGGCACCCCCCGCCGAAACGCATCCGCTGCCGTCAGGTTCCCAAACACCTTATTCTGCGTGCTTTCACTTTGCTTCCGCAGCCATTCCTCCCCCAGCTCCCACTCCGGCTCTTTGCCGTCTTTCATCACGGGCACGCTTGTACACCGGCATTGCGGATGGCTCCAGATCATCTCATCCACCGCGTACACATGCCCCTCATCTGCCAGGCATGCCGCGCACGCCCTGCCGTCATGCGCCGTCAACCGTTTATGCCCGCGGATCAACCCGCTTTCCTGGTACGCCAGCAGACTGGCCGATCGATATGCCCGGATCTGCTCGGTGCGTGCGATCGTCATCGCCCGCTGCAGCCCGCCGCTCAACGCGGTCGCCATGACTTTGGCCGTCTTTTCCGGGTGCCAGCCCAGTGCGATCCCCTGTACCAGCGCCTGCTGTAGTTGTTGCCAGCCCCGCGGCATCCCCTGATCAACAAAGGCATCTTGTAGCAGTGTCCCTAGGGCAGTGCCGTCCGCGCTCCATCCCACCAGGTTTTCCACCACTTCCACCGGCAGCCGCCCAAACATCACTCCTGGCCCGGCCGCATTCCGCATCAATTCCTGTGCATCGCTCACGCCCTGCCACGCCCAGTCTGCTTGTTCTTTCCGCACCTGTTCCACAAGCCAGTCCCCGTACTGTGCCAGCTCTGCCCGTACCTGCTGCAGCAGCCTTTGGTACCGCTCCAGCGAAGCGATCTGGTGCAGTGTCCGCACCTCTCCCCCCTGCAATTGGTACGCCAGCACCAGCATCTGGTCTCGCAGCCGTTTCTCCACTGCCAGCCATTGTCGGATCATGCTTTCCTGTTCTGCCCGTTCTCGGGTTAGTAAAGCCGCCCGGAATGCTCGCGCCTGGGTGACGATCCCGCTCATTTAATGCACCCTCACCACATAGCTGCGGGCAAAACGCCGCGCGCGATGGTACCGCGCGTTTTTCATATAATTTTGATACACCTGGCTGCTCGAAAATTCTCCCCCATCTGCCCGGAAATCATGCTCCACCGCCACCACCGCCGCCTTCTCTTCCCAGATCTCCGCCGCTGCCAGGTGAAAATCATACGTCGGGATCCAGTTTTCATTAGCTTCCTGAATGGGTGGTGTGCTGCTGTTGTCCCAGGTAAACGCTTCTTCCCCCTGTGCATCCGGCACCGCATGGCTCTCCAGGGTTTCCTCCATGTCAGCATCACTGTAACTAGTATCTGTCGGTTCTGCTGTCATGCGCCGCAGTTTCAAAATCATCGCCGCTGTTACGCTCATATTGCCTCCAATACAAAACGGGCGGGCAATTCCATCACCCGCCCGCTCTTCTCATTCAGTTGCCCACACCTTACTCGGCATGGATATATTGCACATGCAGGTACCCTTCCAGCCCGGCCGCAGCGCCGCTGGCTTTACTCGCCACCAGGTGATACCCGGCGGGCCACAACTTGGCTTTGCCCACGCCATTGGTGCCGTTGTCAGTATCATTGCGCATGTCAAACACGCCGGTGGCGGTGTTCACATCCAACCCATCAAACAGGGTGTCATTCGAGGTATCACCGGCATCATCAATGCCAATATCCACTGTACAGGCCGCGTCAGCCGCCGCAGTCACATGGACCACCGAATTCACGATGATTACATCCACCCCTTCCGGGTTCTCGACATTTCCCACACCGCCTACCGCATCAGCATCTGCCAGGGGTACGCGCATCCAACCTTTACCATATTCAATTGCCATCGTCATTTCCTTTCATGCTTTCAATCACTCGACCTGCCAGCGAACTCAGGCGACCGCTGCTCAAGCGACCGTCGCCTGGTGCATTCCGGTGATGTACCACTTGCCGCCATACGCCAGCAATGACAGGCTGTCGCCCACCACGCCGCTGAAGGTACACACATCTTCGCCTGTGCCGCCGCCGCCAAAACCACCCGTCAGGGTCACAGTGTTCGCCTGCGCCTGCCCGTTGATGATCGTCAACCGTTTAAAATCATCAACGCCGTCAGTAGGGTTCGCCAGCGTTGCCGCCACCACCCCCGCCACGGTCTTGGCAATCACGCACACCCCATTTTTCACGGTGATCGCGCCATCCGCCGCTAGCAATTGATACCCCATCACCGCGCGGTTCAATTCGGCAGCACTGGCTGTTACCTGGGTTCCCCCAATTTTCAAAGCGCCGCCGCTTTCAACATCCACCGACCCGCCGCTTTCAACGCTCACCGCATTGTAAATTTCGGCTTTCGCTTTCATCTTTTTAGTGAACAATCCCATCGTACGTTCCTTTCACTGGCCCATCTGGTAGAAACCTCCCTCCCCTGTTGCCAGGGGAAGGAAAGGTTCATCCCAGAAACTAGGCGGTCAAATACGCAAACGGGTAGCGGGTCGCTTCGGTCTCATTCTCCCGGTTGATCGGGTTCGAGATCTGGAAGCCCAGCCGCATGGTCAGCTTGATCGCTGCCAGGTGCTGCTGGAACATGTTGTACATGATATTCCCCGACCCATCCTGGATGACGCCGGTGGTCGTCACTTCATATGCGATGTCCTGGCGACTTGAGTACACCAGCTGCTGCCAGTCACCGGCGATCTGTTTGTAAGTGGAGCTGCCCACCCCGTTCTTCAAAAATTCGATCGGCACGCCATCCACCATCGAACGCCCCGCTTGAACCGGATCGGGTTGGAATACCGGCACGCCGTCAGTAGTGCGGCAGTTGCGGTACGCTGCTTTCTGGCTCAAATGGGCGGCGATACCGGTCACCTGGTAGCCGTCCGCTTCCACTTTGGCAAACACGCCAGTCTCACCCAGCATGGCATCATACAGGTCTTCATGTGCCGCCAGGCTCACATTGTGGCTCGCTGCCAGTGCCCCGGCTACGATTGCAGTAGGCCAGGCTGCCGGTTTTCCGGTGCCGTATAGCATCGCGTGATCGATCGTCTCCGAGGCTGCGCTCACCAGCTCTGGTTTGATCTCATCCCACAGCGGGATGCCGCTGTCCGCCAACGCATCCTGGCTCACCACCACGATCGCGTCCACGTGCTTGGCGGTGATCACCTTATTCTCCCACGCCATCTTGGTCGTCTGGATCAGGTCATACTCGCCATCGCGGATCGAAGCCGATGCCAGCGCGCTCAACACCGGCAGCTCAGTTTCATGCGTGCTCATGTTGCGCAATCGCCGCCCCAGTTTCATTACCACGCTCTGCACAGCAATGCTGTTCAACAATTCATAACTGACCGGGTTGGGGATCAACCCGCCTGCTTCACTTCTGCCCATTACTTGGTTAAAGGCCATCTCTCAAATTCCTTTCACTTAACGTTTTCTCAACAGTTCATCCATGCTCATGCTGACAGGGTTTCCACCGCCAGCACCATCACCGGCGTTCGCTGTGGGGAATGTGCCTCCATCCCGGAATAGCTGCGGATAGGATTTTTTCAGGCTCTCCCAGTCTGTTTTCCCTTCCGCGTCGATCAACCCATCTGCTTTCGCAGCCAGCCATGCCAGCTTCGGTTGTGCGCATCGCACATCACTTCCAAAGGCTTCCGTCATGAATTTGGTTTCTTCCGTTGCCGCCTTCAATGCGTCCGCCATCGTTTGCAGCTGCTTCTGCAGGTCTTCATTCCCATCTGTCTTTTTCAACAGGGTCCGCAGCTGCTTCTCCATCTCACTCTTTGCGTCTCGTTCCTTCTTCAGGGCGCTCTTCAACCCGTTTTCATACTCCGCGAACGCCGTTTTCTGCCCGTCCGACCATTCCGCCTGCCAGGCTTCAAAATCTACCGTTTCAACCGCGCCAGCCGGATCGCCCTCACTCGTAGGTTTTACCGGTGCATCGGCCCCGGATCCGCCCATGCCTTTTTCAGCCTCCCGCCAAAAACGACCGCCGCGCATCCCGCCAGAGACATCCCGTCTTACACCATCAAATACCATTGCTGCATTCCTTTCAACTTCAAGTTAAAAAAACAAGCCGTGAAGACATTTCTATCTTCACGGCCGCTCATCTTCCGTCTTGCCCCGCGCTCTTCGCCGGGCTGCTGCTGGATTCAGGAGAATCGTAGATTCTCCCCTTTGAAAGGGCTATGCCCTTTCATCCAGTATACCAAATTCCGCAATACTTTAAAAGCCCCTATTTTCCTTACCCCGCCATCTCCAGCAGCGGGATCAAATCTTGATACAACCCCACCGCGCTCATCGTCTGCAATTCCCCCGTCATCCGCAGCTCTTCTTCCGTCGACCGCAGCACCAGCACCGTATCCAGCAGCGCTTCCTGCTCCGCATCCAGCCCTTCCCGCAGCTTCTCCGTCAACTTCTCATTCAACAACTCCACCATCCACAGCGGGATTTTCCTGCCCTGGCTCGCTTCCCACGCCAGCGTACTGCCAACTGCAACTACTTCTTCTTGTCGTACTTCATTGGTAATCATTTTGGGTGTCTCCATTTTTTTGCCCGCAAAAACAAAAAACCGCAACGCAGTCAACCGCCTGGAGACACCCATCTCGTGAGCAAATTTTCTGCGCTGCGGATCTTTGTCCACAAGCTTTAAATATATGTTAAATTAGTCGGTTTATGGCTATTCAATTAGGGCGGTTTGGTGCTTACTTTCATCACACCTGGTGTTTTAAAGTACAAAATTGCTCAAACTTAGAGGTGGGTGTCTCTGCCCATAGTATAGCACAATTGGTATACAAATCCAACGCCTGTTTAAAATCAACCGCCCAGCTAATGTAGCTGAGCGGTTGAGTTCATTCCACTCCCCAAAGGACTTGAAATGAACTATCGTCAATTCTGACTGTTCTTGCGAAACATATATAGTATAACAAATTTTGCATATTGATTCAATATGGAGCGCCCCCGGCCAGAATTGAACTGACATATTTTGTTTCGCAAGAACAACGCTTTGTCCATTAAGCTACAGGGGCACTTAGTAATAATTCTAGCACGCATGAATGCAAACCTTTGTTGCGCCTTTATGAAATTACGGTTTTTTAAGATGCCTTCAATCGTTCCAGCGATCAACAAAATCAAAACACAGCGCCAGCACCACCACAACCACCACCGCTGCCGCCAGACCAATCACCAACGCCGCGCAGAATAGCCACTCGATCACCCCAAATGCATCCATGCCGCCGCCTAAAATTCGCCAAAGTCGATATCTGAAAAATCATTTTCCCCAGCGGCTGCCTTCGGCGCTGCCCCATGGCTCGAACCTCCCCCCAGCAATTCCAAATCTTCAACCACCACCTCAAAGGAAGCCCTGGCGCTGCCATCTTCCGCTTGCCACACCCTGGGCCCGCCGTGTTCATCTCCATTCAACCGCCCAATGATGCTCACGCGGATACCTTTTTCCAGGTAAGGTAGCAGGGCTTCTCCTCTTCTCCCCCACAACTGGCAGCGGTACCAGTTGGTGCGCGTCTTCACTTCCCCCTCTTTCGATTTCCACTTGCGGCTGGCTGCCACTGAAAACTGGCAGATCTGCCTGCCGTCCGGTGTATAACGCAATTCGGCATCTTTGCCCAAATACCCAATTAAGATTAAGCGATCCATTCTATATTCCTTCCTGAACTAAATAGAAAACCAGCGCGGGGTGGATACAAACGTAAAGATTCACGGGCACCACCCCGAACAACGCCCAGGATTCCTCTCTTTCTATGGAACAAATCCCCGCGCTGGCCATTCACTCTCACTGGCTGACAGTTATCATCGTCGCCTGAAAACTCCCCTGGCGGGAAGCGGGCACCAGCATGAAGCCATACTCACTCGGCAGTCGCAGCAGGTACCCGTTATACGCCCTCTCCACCCCCGGGAACACGTCCGCCCACAGGCCAATTTTCTGCCCACCCACCATCAATTCATAACTCTCGCGCACCTTCTGGTACCGCCGTTGGAACAGCCAGGTGAACACCACCGCATGAAACAACCGTGTCGAATGATACCTGCGGGCGTAGAAGAACAATTTTGTCTTCTCGCGGTCCCAGAACGCCGCCTGCGGTTCAATAGCCATTATGGCGGCCAGGCTATTAAAAACATCCAATCGCGCCGCTCTGTTGCCTTGCTCGATCCTCATCAGCGTACTCACCGAAACACCGGTGACCTCGCTCAGGCGTTCACGCGAAAACCCAAACTGCTTCCGCCACTGCAACAACTGCTCACGAAATTCCTTTTCATCTACTGGCTGGTATTCCATTGTTTCAACCTCTCCAAAATTTCAGCCAGGTGTTCTTCCCCTGGCACCCATAACCGTTCCGCCCCGCACTGACAGCGCACTTTGGCCTCACCGATGATCGTCACCGGCCCCACCACCAACCGCCGCACCCCATTGCCATCGCGGATCACCTTGCCTAATTCGCCTTTACACCGCCCACATCGCCATACTTTTGGATATTCACCACCACTCGCCATACAAGACCCTCCGTTTATGCCAAAATCAAATACCCGCTCGGGACCGCCGCCCAGGGTTCTACAGTCACCTGGTAAACATCATCGCCATACCCCCGCACCTCCATGATTTCTTCGTTGCTCTGTTCTGGATGCAAATACACCTTGTGGGCATAATCACCGATGCTGCGCCGCAGCATCAATCCTCCCAGCCACAGATCTTCATCCCGCAGCTTCTCGCCAAACCACCACAATCCCCATCGAAGGATCGCGCCCCCGTCCAGCCTGGGGAAGACCACCCGCCGTGGTTTCCAATGCAACAACACCTTGCTCATCTGTAGCGCCGCATCGGGCACCACCGAATAGGTATGCGTGAACCATTCATCTCGCCACAGGTAGTCGCAGATAGCGCTTTTAATCAGCTGCTCCTCTTGGCTCATCACCAGGATTTTGGCTGTATACTCGGCCGCCTTCCCTTTTTGTTCTTCCAGCACACGGTATTTCATCGAAAGCACCACCCTCTCTTTGCTGTTTGTGTGTATGTTGTGTATGTAGGTGTTTTCAACATACACACTTTCTGGCCCCTGAAATTCTTCCAGGAGACAAATCTTCTTAACTCACTTAATACATATACATAGATATACAGATAGTTCACATTTTGACGATCAAACCCGATACCTATGCGCAATAGACGGGCATAGTTTTTTGAATGTGTGTATGTTGTGTATGTTGTGCACATTGGAATCAGGTTTCCGGCCTTTGTTTTGCTTACTACGGCTGGCTGTTGAGAATGCAAATCAAATCCCCTCTTTAGCCATAAGACATACACAACATACACAACGTACACAGCCAGGTTCATATCAATCCTTTTTGTTTAGGTTTTGAAATGATCTTCAGCTCTTCTTCATTGAGTAATGCGCTTTCGACCAGTTGTTTTTGTGTGATTCCATAACGGTCAGCCAATTTTGCAACCGGATCCGGCACTTCACTTGCCATCAATGCTTGCGCTACTTCCGCTTCCCAGGTAAGTCCATACCGCATGGCATGGGAGATCATCTTCATCTCATGCCACGCATATCGGATCCCCTTTCGGCTCCGCTGGGCGCTCCTACGCAGCTGCAGTTCGTTCTTCAAGATGGCTCCCACTTTCCGGCTGCTCACCTCGATCGCCGATTTAAACCGCTTATTGGGTTCTTCTTCCCCATCTTCCTGGTCATCGTTGCGGTTCATTTCATCGATCAATTGGTTCACCACCTCGGCAATATCGCCCGGATAAAACATCAGCTCCCCTTCTGCCTGCTCGATGTATTTGGCATGCAGCTCCTGGTACAGGAAGATCTTCCACACCGCTTCCACCACCCGTGCGTCCAGGGTTTCTGTCCGGTTCATCACTTCCTGTTGGTATAACGCGAACATCAACCGCTCCAGGTCTGCTTTCAGCGCCTGGTCATCACTGATCCTGGCCAGCGCCTTCATCGGCGCCGTCACCTGGTTCATGCGCGCCGAGATCCGCACATCGATGTCTTCATTCTTGATTTCGATCTCAGGCCGCCAGTTCTCCAGGCGCCACCGCAGCAATAAGTTTTGCAGCCGCATCGCCCCACGCCGGAAGGCTTCATTCGTCTCAAATGGGATCCCCGTTGCCAGCATCTCCATGGCGGTCTTCGGCAGCAGCCGGATCGTGATACAGCGGTTGATCAAAGCGTCATCTTTCGGATCCGCACGGCCGTTTAATACCTTCGGGCAGAAGGTTGTGAACGGCAGCGGTACCATCTCCTCATTCCCCTTCGCATCTTTCACTGTCTGCAGACGGTTGGTCACCCCGCCTTTCATCGCCCCCGAGTTCAATACCTTGATCCAATTGCTGGTGGTATCACTCTCCATCTGGTCGTATTCGTCGATCACCAGCGTACCGCCAAACATGGCGATGGTGCGGAACATCACGGCCGGTGTGTCCGCCCCCATGCTCTTGATCCGCCGGTAACATAGCCATCCCACACGCTCAGTCAGCATGCTCTTACCGCTGCCGCTCGGACCTAACACCCGCAGATAGCAGATCGCGTTGAAAGCATCATACAGCCAGGTCATCAACACCCAGTAGGCGATCACCCTGGGCAGTGTTAGGTCATCAAATAGGAAATATTGTTCAATGAACCCGGCGATCATCTCGACTAGCTCCCGCTGCTCAACATGCTCACCCAGTGTAGAAGCAAACAAGATCGATCCTTTACTCACGAATTCATACGGCTCTTTCGGACAATATCGCTTGCGCTCCCCCTGCACCCACACATCCACATAAGCCGCTTTCCCGATCTTTCCATCGGGATCTCGGTAAGCCAACGCTGCAGTTTGGTCCTCCGGGTTGTAAAGGTATTCGAACAACCAGCCGTCATAATATCCCCCCCATGTCGAGATGATCTCGTCTGGCTTATCATCATCATCCCCGCCCTTCCCTTCCATGCGCTTCACCAGCCGGTCAAAGTCTCGGTATTTCCGGCCCATAGCGGTGGCCACGCGATCGCGGTATTGGTCTCGCTGGGTTTCATCTAATCGAAGGAACAGCTGCACCGCTTCCAATTCCAGCGAATCGTGATCGGTCCTGTCCTTGGTTTCTCCAGTCTTTTTGGCAAATTCTTCAATGTAACTGACCGTATTCAGTAACAATCCTCGGGCAGCATCCTCTTGTTTCTTCTGAGAATACCCCTGCCCCTGCCAGGCCTTCAGCAGGTCATTGGCATCTTTGATTTCTTTGCCGTCGATATGCTCGGGCCAGTGCAGCACCCCGGTGAGAGGTCCAACCGCATTACACACTTTGGCGATGTGGTTTTGCCCGGCTTCATCGCTGTCCAGGGCAACATATACCTTGCGATGCCCGTTGAAGCCTTTCCGCAGCATTTCTTCATCACCTGCATCCACCCCTGTCAGTGCGATTGCTGCGATTCCCCATTGTCCCAGGCTGATCGCATCTGCCTGCCCCTCCACAAGGATACAGGTTTCCACGCGGTTCCCATATGCCTGGTTATAAAACCATCGTTTTTCACCCACCAGCCATTGCTGCAGGTTGTAATGCTTTTTCTCATAGATGCCTCTGCCAGAGAAGTATTCGACCTTGCCATATCGTTTGTGAAAGTAAACCAGCATTCCCTGACCGATCATCCCGCCGATCCACTCTTTGGCACTGTCGCTCACAGCGACATGGTAAACTTTCGCCCATTGTTCGATGGTCCACCGGTCAGGGTGGTTCATCGGGTGATATCCTGTCAGGGCAACCGCAGCCGGGCAGAATGGATCACAGTTAGCCAGTACCAGGGCATCGATCAATTCTTTTCGATATGCAGCATACTTGGCTTGCTTTTCCTCCTGGGGAAGATCTTTCGCAACAAACCCTGCATACCCAAGGTTTTCCATGATTGTTTCATCGGACCACCCGCGAGATCTCGCATAGGCCATGGCATCTTCATCGTTCGCCAGCCACCGTGAGAAAACAGTAGCAGCAGCAGAAAAAACTTTCTCACGTTCACTGGCCAGCTTCCGCACATCATCATCTTCATGGGTCCATTGCGGTAACGCCTGGCCGCTCTTTCGGCATACGATCTCAACCGCTGTTTTGAAATCACACTTCTCCCTCGCCATGACGAAATCAAAAACGCTGCCGTTTTCATTTCGTGAATTCCAGTTGTACATCTGGCGATAAATATCGACCACAAACGAGTTGTGCTTACGTGCCCGAACATATCGCCCAGACTTTCGTTCCAGTTCAAAATCAGGATATTCCTCGATGATATTCTCGATCTGTGCATTATTCCTGATGGCATCAAAGTCATTCATCAACCCGTTTCTCCTCAAATCGTAAAATTACCAGGGAGCTTCCCGGGCTCCCCCCTCCGCTGGAGGTGGAAGCCCCCCTCCCCCGGTCGTTTCAACTCGCCCGCAGCATTATGCGAACAAAATTACCTGCCCAATACGCCAAAAACAGCCCCAAAACCGCCCAGGATCCATGGGTTTTGTTCGCATAATGCCAATTATCCGAACTCGCCCGACCCTGTTTTCTCCGCCCTGCCACTGCGCGGGGTTCTACGGGTGTATATGTGAATTTCCAGATATTTTCTGCTACTACTAACCTTTTCATTGGCGGCTCACAAGCTGGCGCTGCACAGAAACAATAAGCGATTCGGCCCTCTCCAGATCCTGAAGGGCAGGATGGACCACCTTGCAATCGGGACCACTAACAGCACTGACCCTGGCACGAACAATATCCAACAATGCCCGCGCGCTTCCCAATTTGGCAGTCATGCCTTCAAATTCCTCCAGCGCTTTACTGTCTGTTTTTTTCAATCGCGCCATTGAGAATTTCCCTCTCAACCATCGACACCTGGTCTTTTTTCCGCAGCACAACGTGATCATCAATAAAATAAGCCACACACACAGCCATGCCGCCAGTGATCGCGCAGGTCCACACCAACACAACCACGATCCACATCTGCCAGATCACAAGAACCACTGTGATCGGGGCCAGAACTGCCAACATGCCATACACATATGCAGCAATACGCGGAAGCTCTTTCCCAAACCACAGATCCCAGCGAAACCAATGACCGACCAACAACAACAGATCAGTCACCAGTGCTGCCACAGCGATATCAAGCACTACACCCAGATTGATGATCATGCTGCTTCCTCCAGGTCGACATATTGTGGTTCATCATCAACTGGCTTAGGTGGAATGCGCTTGCCGGTCAGGTACATCACATGCTGCAGATTCCGCCCAGGTTTCGGCAGCCCCTTCTCAGTTACATCCCAGCCATGCGAAAGCAGCATCGCAGCCAGCTCATCACGCAACCGCAGCAACTCCGACCCTGGACCATTGACAATAATTCGAACGTTATCCATCCTTCCCTCCATGTTATGCAGATCGTTTACTTCCCAACCAATACTGGCGCCAATTTGCAAACCGCTCAGCCCCGCTGCGAACCATCTCGAAGCGCTGTAAAACTGTTCCATGTTCTGCTGCATACCGATTAATGTAAGCATGCCCATCAACAAAACATTCTTCCGTGATCAAATACACACAAAACATGGGTTCGCGCAAAACAACCATCTCAATCCGCACCCGTACCCAGTCATAGTCTTCGACCTTGCATTCAAACTCTTCATACAACGTCTGTCCCCAGGTCTGGAAGAGATCCAAAGAAACCCCCTGCACTTGCAGCTTGTCAGAATCCATTGTTCACACTCCGTTAAACCATCTCAACCGCATCAGCCAGGTCCTGAAACCCGGGACGCACATAAATCTTGGTAGTTTCAATCGAACTGTGTCCCAGCAACATGGCCACTTTCTCAATCGAAACCCCCTTATCCACCATTCGTTTACCAAAACTGTGGCGCAGCCGGTGCGGCGTAATATCTTCCAGGCAGCCCGCCTGCTGTCCCAACGCTTTGATCCGTTTCTGGATCCAGCGCTCAGAGATAGAGAACAATTGCCCACCCATGGCTTCCTGCAGCCACGGATTCACCAGGCGCCGTGCCTCTTTACCCAGCGGGACCATGCGTTCCTTCTCGCCTTTGCCCGCATGGATCAACGCATAACCCGATCGCTCGCGAATCACCACATCACCGCGGTGGAGATCGACAACTTCAAACTCACGCAAACCGGCATAAGCCATCAAACCAACCATCGCCTGATCTCTCAGAGCATTCATGCGCTGCATCGGGCTGCGGGCCGCGTTCACATTCCGCTCTACCTGGCGCATCAATCGGGCAAAATCCAGGTTATCCATCCACCGCGGTTGATTGTCTTGCTGATCCATAGCCTGAATACCGTCAAACACATCCACCGAAACGAAACCACCCTTCTGACAGAACTCCGCCAATTTCCGCATCGTGCTCATACGCCGGTTCCAGGTAGCAGCAGCCACACGGCACACATCCACCTGGTAACGCCGGAACGCGTGCATATCCCAGTTGGTCAACTTCTCTGGCGTAAATTCTTCCCCGTTTTCTGCCAGGAACCAATCTAAAAACACCGACAGATCCTGCTGAATGGCCTTGTGGGTGTTCGATGAATACCCCATCAGGAATTGACCAACAAAAATTGTCTGCCAGTCTGAATCAGATTGGGCAGACACCGCCGCAACTACATTCTTGTTCGATTTCATTTTTGCTCCTTATCAACGTACTACTTTCAACATACAACAGGGAAAAATCCCCATATCCAATCAATCTTTGCTATAAACGAGTTAACCCACCCACAAGACGTTCACCTCCGTTTGAGAGGGTCTTCTTTAATGAAGGCCCTCTCATCTCTGGGGAGGAGAAGAAAAAAACCAACAGATTTGCCTGCCCGGGAATCGAACCCGGAGCATCGAGGAGTTGGGCAACGCACCACCAGATCAGGCAAACATTCACCAATACACCAACCAGAATAAGGAGACCCGGCATTAATCCACCGACAAAATCTTCCGCAGCCATCGCAGAAGGAAAGCACCAAGATAAGCCAACCCAATACATGCAAACAACAGCATCGCCATGAAAATCACTCCCATGGTTTACCCTCCTTCAAGTTGATGGGAGTGCCCGGAACCCGCGGCATGATCGGGGCACTCCTCATCTGGTTTTGTTTCGCCGTTTTGCAATTCACTGAGATAGGAGTATGTACCGCGAAATGTTTGTGTCCGTTCGGGCGTCGCCTGCCCGTTCATCTGCAAATAAGCCTGTTCCACCAGGAAGCGGATCATTTCACTTTGTTTCCGGCATGTTGCCTGGCAAAGCTCATCTAATTTCCGTCTGGTTTCTTCTTCGACTCGTATATGAAGTGAGAAAGATTTCATTATGCCTACCATGTATTATTTTGACTACGTTGTAGTCATATTAGCACGGCAGTAACCATTTGTCAACTGTTTGGTCTACACTTGCTATAATGTAGATGTGAAAAGCGAATTCTCCGAATTTCTCTCTAAGGAATATGTTAAGTGGCGTGGTGATGCTATTGGCAATGAACGTTCAATCACAGACTACGCGACTTTTCTCGGTTTTCAGAAAGCTACATTAACTGCTTGGATCAATGGATCTCGAACGCCAAAATCTCAAAAATCCATTAATCAATTAGTCAGTCATTTTGGAGACATTACTTATTCATTACTTGGTCTTCGGGAACCATCTAAATTATCTTCATTGCCATCTGGGATCCGCTCTGGTCTGGAAGCTGCCATCTCAGAATTGAATGCAGAAACAATCGCAAAAGGCATCAAACCAGAATCACCCGAAGCTTTGGCGCTGGCAGCATCCATCTTCAAAAAACATGGGTTCACCATCAATTCCACAACCACCGAACCCTGAGCATGCGAGAGATCATATCGGATTTTCATAGGTTTATACAGTAGCACAGTTGTTCTAATTCACCAATTGTAAAAAAAGCGTAGTTCACCTGCAGGATTGAAGGGGGAGAGAATATGAAAACTTGCCCGGTTTGTAAACGATTAAACCCCGAATCATCTGATAAATGTTTATCATGTGGTTACGAATTGAATTCACCCGTTCAACAGGTGCCCACAACAAAAAAATGCCCCTATTGTGCTGAAGAGATCAAAGCCGAAGCAATATTTTGTCGCTTTTGTAATCACGAAATCCGATCGACCCCTATCATCACTAACTACCAACCGTCACAACAAAAAAAGTCAGAACAAAAGAATCAGAATATAAGAAATGTAGTGATGACTCTCATAACAATCATTCTGTTGTTTTACATTTTGCAAACATGTTTTCGCAAAGATGAAATCGAAGAAAAAGAGCCAGTTCAATCTACTGAATACGTAAAACGCTATAAAACAAAGACTTCTAATCCCTATGTTAAGAAGGTATCACTAGAAATTACAGGATCTGCCGACAGTGTTTCCATAACAATGACAGATGAATACGCAAACATCGTGCAAGGTGATTATCAAGTGCCTTTTTCGAAAACCTTAATTTTAAGTTCAGGATCTACTTTTTCAATATCTGCCCAGAATAATGGCGAATACGGTTCAATAACATGCAATATTTATGCGGATGATAACTTGATTGAAACATCAACCTCCGAAGGCGCTTACAAAATTGTGTCTTGCGATGGGTTCGTCCCATGATCATTTCTGAACCTTAAAAACACATCAAAAATAATTAACCACAACCCACTTACCACGATTTTAGACATTTCGAACCACAACCCACTTACATACCCGAAACTGGCCCTGTAAGAGGGTTAAGGTAAGTTTTTGCCAGGAACTGCATGGGGTGTAAGAGGTCGAAGGTTCGAATCCTTTCGCCCCGACCATAAGCCTCTTACAGAGGCAAATCTCCACGGTAAGAGGTCTCTGGTTCACTTTTTGGGCAGTTTTTCAACTCTCAAAAACAACCGGAGACCTCTTACCACGGAATTCACAAAATACGAATTGCAGCCCTGGTGTTTTCTTCCTACAATCGAATTCCAAGGAGGATACCCCAATTATGCAACTGTCTACAGCCATCAAAACCTATGTTCTTTACCTTGCATCCCTCGGCCGCTCTCCCAGTACCATCAGTTACTACCGCGGCTGCATGGAGCGCCTGCAGGCAGCCATCGGTGACCTAGCGGTTGATGAGATCACCCACACGCACCTGGTCAATTTCATGGCGGAACAAAACTTCCAGCAAAAATCCCAGGCGACCATGCAGGCCTATTGGAAAACCTTCAAATCTTTTTTCACCTGGTGCGAAGAGGAGCTGAATTTAAAGAACCGCCCTGACGCCCGCATCAAATGCCCCCAGGTGCCGCCGCCCGAAGTCATTCCCTTCTCGCACGACGATATCAAAGCCCTGATGCGCGCTGCAGCCCTGACCAACACCTGTCGCACCCGGGGCCGCAAGTCGTATAAAATGCGCCGCCCCACCGCCGCCCGGGATCTATCGCTGCTCATGCTCATGCTGGATACCGGATTGCGCGTGTCAGAAGTGGCCCGCATCAAGATTGCCGATGTGGATCTGTTTGAATCAGGTTCCATCCAGGTGCGCGCTTACCGTTCCGGCCAGAAGTCTCGCCCGCGCACCGTTTACATGTCCAAACGCACCGCCTACCAGATCCACCTGTATCTCAACGAACGCCACAAACCACACCCCACCGAAGCATTGTTCCTGAGCGCACATCGCAATCCCATGGACAAAGATTCCATCGATGGCGTCATTGCCAACCTGGGAAAACGCGCCAACATCAACAAGACCCACCCGCACCGGTTCAGGCATACCTTCGCCATTGAATTTTTGCGCAATGGCGGTGACGTGTATACCCTGCAGCGCATGCTGGGTCACTCTACCCTCGATATGGTCAAGCGCTACCTGAATATTTCCGAAGTAGATGTCGAAAACGCCCACCGCCTGGCCTCCCCGGTCGATAACTGGCGGTTGTAAAGGATTCTATAAAAGAATCTCCGAAATTTCTCGGAGATTCTTTCTTTTTACTTCTCAGGAGGCTTCCTGGCAGCAGTTTTTTCTATTCCTCAGCCTCAATAGTGCCCACATGGAACCCGAATAGCTTGATCGCATACTTCCGGGGCACCGAAACCACCTCACCCGGTTCAACTGGCTCTTCCGGCTCTTCCGGCTCAGACGGTTCCACTGGTTCAGACGGTTCCACCGGCTCAGTCTCCACCGGCCAAGTCCGGCTGGGATCATGTTGGATCAGCCCTTCTTCGTACTCCCACCATGCCGGGTTGCCAAAATCCAGCAGCGGCTTCGGGGCCTTTGCGCCGGGGTAATACAGCAGCGGTTCGATCACATCCAGCCATTGCTTCAGTGTTTTGGCGGTGTCCGCATCTTTCATCCACAATTCCCAGGTACCCAGGTTCACCCGCAGCAGTACCTTCATGCCAGAAGGCCAGCCCAGTTTTTCTTTCACCCCGCGAATGTACCCCACCAGCACACCGATGTTGTCAAACCCAAACCGGTGCCGCTGGGTTTCGGTATTCGGTGCCGCCCAGATATCAATGATGATCGGTGCTCCGTTTTTCCAGTCCGGGTTATAGTCCCCCAGCACTTGCTCGAAGAAAAAGCTGCCGTTGTCATAATCGCTTTTCCCGTTGAGCGCCGGTTGAAATACCAGCCCGCGTTTGAACACATTGATCGAACGGTACTTCGCCTCGAAATCGGGCTGATACTGGCAGCCATACGCTGCATGCACCCACACATAATCATGCAGTGATGGGTTCTCGACAGGTTTCTTATTGATCACAAATCCCATGGTATTGTCCTTTCATTCGTCTTTGAACAATGAGTAAATCTCGCCTGTGTTGGGTGCGATTGCAAATTCCAGCCAGGGTGTTGTCCCATCCAGTCGCGAGATGGTCAGCCGATCCACGCTCGAGACCGCCGCCGTAAATTCCACCAGCCCGGGCTTGGTCAAACTTTCACTGCGCTGCGATTCCACCGAGCTGGCGCCATTCCACAATTCCACCACGCAGCCCCATGGCACCCCCATCACTGCCAGAGTGGTGCCGTAATGGAAATTCACTTCGTAAATGCGGCAATAATCATTGCCATTTTTATATGCCTTCACTCGCCAGTATCTAGCTTGGTAAGGGTATGGCAGTGCGATTTGCGACCATCCATCAGCAGTTGGTGCATAATAATTTACCAATGTTGTTTCTTCTCCGGTAAATGCTCCCGTATCTGATGCATAAATGTACACTCGGTCCGGTCGATAATATGTGTTGTTGATGAAATAGATGTCGATTCTATCCAACACCACATCACCTCCAAAGTCTACTTGGATGATCGTTGGTGTAGTGGACAGGAAAGATGTGCTGGCTGCATAAGTGCCGATATTGTCATCGTACGCATTCGCCTTATTAGTTGCTGGCTGCGTCCAGGTAGCATTTTGCTTATCAATAGTCGACATATATCCGCCCAGCAGCGTGATCCCCGAAGCTTTCCCCAGGGCATACCGGTGCAGAATGTTGTAGCTGTTCCGAATATTACGGCTCTGATCAGTGTCAGTCAATTTCCCATCCGCCGCCCCGATCGTGATCGTGCCGATCACCAGGCTGCCGCTGTCACTTGCCAGCACCTCCACCGCGTCCTGTGTGGTGATCTTGGATGCCAGGTCTGCCGCTGTGGTATATGCCACCGGCCGCACCAGTTGCAGCCCGCCCGAAGTGTCATGGATCGCCAGGATGTATTTCGCGGCAGCCGGGAACTTAAATGTGACTGCCACGTCGTTGCCATCGCTGGTGGCTGCCTGGTCAAGGGTTACCTGGGTGGCGCTGTTGATGGTCGCAATCACCGCTCCCGCCGGGATCCCGGTCCCGCTTGCCTTCATCCCCACAGCCAGCAGGCTGGTATCTTGCAGGTCCGAAAGTACCGCGCTCCCGCTGGTCAGGTCGCCTGTCTGCACATCGGTTAATGGCAGCTCCATTTCCGTAAAGGTCAGGTACTTCCACCCCGAGCCGTCATACACTCGCGCCATATTGCCGCGGTATGGGCAGAAATACACACTTTCCACATCAGTCGCACCGCCAATGTTCACCGGATCTCCACTCACGGCCGTAATGCGTCCGAACACCTGGTGCGGCAGCACCCCTTCCCCAATCGCAGTGACCGTCCCTGCGTCATCCAGCATGTAGATCTTGCCATCCGTGGCCGCGAACATGCGCAGCGTTCCCGCCGCTGGCAAGCTGGGGGTGGCCACTTCATCAAAATCGCGGTAACTCACCGCCGCTCCTTCCAACCCGTCGATATCCGTTCGCTGTGTTTCCGGTGCTCCTTCCGGGTCATGCACGATCACAACCAGGTCCGTTTTCAAAACGCTGGTTGCGGGCGGCAGCTGACTGATTTTCGATGCCAATTCTTCTGTCATAATTCCACCACCTCCTGCGGTGCGCATGTGTACCGCACATGCCAGTATCCATTTTGTCCTGTCCAGCTCATGCCGTTAATAAAATGTTTCACCACCGCTGCACTGCCTGCCGCATCCAGCACTGGCACCTCGATCGGGTCGCCGATGTCCAGGAACATCGCCCCGAACAATGTTTGGGATGATGCATTCGCGAACACCTCGATCGCTTCCACTTCCTGGAACACGTCTTTGGCGTGGGTGACGATCGTTTCCGCGATAGCCGCCGCCTCGGTCACTTCTTCCAGGTAACGCAGGTTCAGCTGCAGCAGCCGGTAGCCATTGGCCGCCTGGCTGGCGGTATCCTGGCTGCGAGCCGTCAGTGATGCATAAAAGAAGATCCCCTGCCCACGGGCCTGCAATTTGGTCACATACAGCCGTGTGGCGCCTGCGTTCTGCAGGGTATACGCAATATCTGCCGCGCTGTACACCGCCGTGACTGCCAGGTCGCTGGTTCGGTCTGCCCCGCTGCCATCATCTTCATCATTTGCCAGGGTATCCACCCCGCTCTCCGGCAGGATAGTGCTTCTGGCAGTGATGCTCTGCGCCAGTTGATCCGGGTCCCGATACCGCACCACCATTTCTATCGTTTCATCCGGTTCGATCGAGATCGGGTTTTCCAGCGAGAAGATCACCACAGTGGATGCCGAGTATTTCCGCGGATACACGGTAACGATGCAGTCGTTCACAATATTTTTCCCATAGGTCAGGCTGGCCGCTGCCAATGCATCAAACCCGCGCATTTCCTCAACTTCATCCAAAATCAGCGGCGCGCCATTTTCCTGCAGCAGCCATCCGCCTGTTTCGGTCAACAAATACCCGCTCTGGTCCTTACCCTTGGGAATGTGGATAAAGCTATACCCGCTGCGTGTCTCCCGCCCATCTACGGTCAGTACAAAATTTGCGCTCAGGCTGCGTGTCCCGCGCGCATAAAAATACCCTAACTCGCTTAACACTGCTTTGCTGATTTCCGACAACCCGTTCTGGTTTTGTTTGACCGTATCAAATACTGTTGGGAAGGTCTTGCTCATCACCCCATATTTTTTTTGCCCGTCGCTCAAGGTCATTCCCAGCACAGTGTTGATTTCATCAACCACGTCACTGGCAGTTTTTTGGGTCGTGATCAGGGTCGTCACTGGTCGGTTGTACTGTTCCAGCACGCACTTCGCGCTGATCCTTGCCCGTCGCAAATACAGGTTGTCCTGCCGCGGCTGCACCGCATCAATCGCTCCGTACCACAATACCCGCTCGATGCCTTCATAAGCAAACACGATCCGCACTGGCGTTCCGTTTTGCAGCACTTTGCTGGCAGAGATCGGGTCAAACAACCCGTTTTTATCCAGGGCGGTGAAGCTCAGGCTGCCCACCCGCGCTGTGCGGTCGGTGATGCTGTTCCCCTGGATCCCGCGGTGAAAACTGATCGCCTGCTCGCTGTCCACATACGCCGAGATATCCATCCAGCCGCCTCCGCTCTCTACTTCGATTCGCACATCATCATAAAACAACATTATTTGTATGCCTCCGCCACGATCAACGCATTGGCCACTTCACTGCCGATATCCACCGCCAAACGCCGCAGTTCCGCAATGATGGCCTCTGTCTGCAGTCCAGTCCCTCCGTTGCCGCCTGAACTGGCCGCGCCGCCGTTGGCAGCTCCTCCCCCATTCTGTGGGATGAAGATCGCCCGTTCCGGCCCGGCCTCGCCTGCCAGGAATAATGTCGGGCGCGTCACCATCCAGTCGCCGCCCTCTGCCTGTGGGATCGGGATATCCGAGAAGATCTTCTTCGGCAGCCCGTTGCCATTGTAGTTGAACAAAATGTCGATGCTGGCCTGCATGGCGTCTAGTGCTCGCACCTGGTCCTGCACACTTCTCACTTTGGTGTTGATGCCATCCACGGTCCCGGCAAACGCATTCGCCGCTCCAATCGCTTTTGTAAATGCCGCATCCCATCCGCCGATCCCTGACCCTGTTTTCGTAACCAGGTCATACACGGTTTGGTATTCCATCCCGGTTTTATCAACAATGCGGTTGATGGCTTCCTGCTGCGAAATGATGCCTCCCTGTGCTTCCTGCACCGTTTCCACTGTGTACAGGTAGTCAGTCAGTTGCTGCGCGGTCTCCGGTGTGATCAACCCCGCGTCGAGTGCGTCCCGCACCTGTTGTAATCGCGTCTCGATCCCTTCCACATCCACCGCGATATCGAACGCAATTTGCTGGGAAAATGCGGCAATAGTATTCCCCAGGCCGCTATTCAGCTCATCCAATCGCTCGCTGGCAGTCTTGGCTTCGTCGCCAATGCCCGCAATCCCCTCCGAAAACCCATCGGCACTGGCGCCTGCTTCCAGGAACGCTTCCCCGGTTCGGTCTGCGTACAGCGCTTCCTTCTCCATCAGTGTCAGGGTATCGCCTGCTGCTCCATCCCATTTGTACATCGCTTCGGTCACCAGGTCATACTTCCATGCCAGTGCTTCGATCACCATCGCCGTATCGGTATATTGTGTGAACAGCTTTTCTTCATGTTTCGTCAAAGCACCGCTGGCCAGCAGCGCTTCTCCCATGTACTCCACATATTCTTCATAATCCTGGCTCAGCACCGCCAGTTGATCGCTGATCCCTGCCAGGCTTTCTTTCTGTAGTTTCTGGGTTGGCACCACCATTTTGGCCAGCAGCCCCTGGTCTTTTACCGACTGGTTGACGCTCTCGATGGCGTTCTTATACCCCTCCAACGCATCCTCAGCACTTTTTGCGCTGCTGTAACTGGCGTCGATCCCCTCAGCCACACTTTCCACTCCGCTCTTCACCAGTTGGCTGGTTTCATGGACCTTGATCCCGGCTGCCACCACCGCCGCCAGCGCCACAACGTAAATACCGATCGGGTTCGCTGCCAGCCCCGCCGCGGTTCCGGTGCTGCCAATGGCAGTCGATGCTCCGCCCAGTCCTGTGGTCAACCCCGGCAATAAACTTCCCAGGCTTTTCACTCCTCCCGCCAGGCTGCTGATACCGTTGAAGATCGGTCCGATGGCGATAGCCGCGGTACCCAGCTTCAAGATCAAGTTCTGGGTTTCATCATCCAGCGACCCAAACCATTGCACCAGGTCCAGAATTCCGTTGAGCACCTCCCCGGTAAATTCGCCGAACGCCTGTCCGCTCTCCCGCAGGTTTTCTCTCATAGCCGGGTCGCTCATCAACTCGATCACGTCTTTCAGGATCGGCTTCAATTCCGCAAACATTCCCCCGAAGAACTCCCGCAGCCCGATGTCCTTTACTTCGTTCAGGGTGGAGATCAATCCCCCGAAGGTGTCCGCCGCTTTTTCTGAAGCTCCCGAGAAATCAGTTTCCAGTGTGCTCACAATCGCATCGATTGCCGCTTCCGCCGGGATCAGTCCGCTCTCGCGCATCTTTACAATTTCCTGAGTGGTCACGCCAAATGCCCGTGCCAGGATCCCATTCACATCGATGCCTGCGTTCACCAACTGCAGCACTTCCTGCCCGGCCAGGCTGCCCTTGGCTTTGATCTGTCCCAGTGCCAGGGCGATCGTGTTCATACCTTCCACACTGCTGCCGGTGGCGCTGGCATAATCGATCGTGGCTTCCGTCAGCCGCTTGGCTTCTTTGGTGGTAAAACCATACGCCATCGCAGTGCGCAGCGCTGTAGTGACCCCTTGCGCATCAAACGGGCTGGCCATGGCCAGTTTTTCTACCCATCCCAGCAAGTTTTCAGCCGTCCCGCTGCTTTGCGCCAACGCATCCGTCATATCGGTGGCGTTCCCGCTCACCAATAGCTCGCGCGCAGCCAGTTGTTGCAGGCTCAGGCTCAACGATTCATAACTGGTATACACACTCACCGCTTCTTTGGCCATGTTTTTAAACGCATAGATGCCGTTTTGCAGCAGTTGTGCCCCGAATACCCCTTTGAACACATCCCCCACGCGGCTGCCCTGAGAAGCCAACCCTCCCAGTCCCTGGCCAACCTCTTTCACGCCGCGGACTGCCTCATCGACATCCGCTCCGATCAGTACACTCAATTTCGCCGCAATACTGCCCATGCGTTGCTCCTGTTTAAACAAAAAAAAGCCGTGGACTATGCAAATAATGCATAGTCCACGGCCGCTCATCTTCCGTCTTTGCCCCGCGCTCTTCGCCGGGCTGCTGCTGGGTTCAGGAGAACCTACGACTCTCCCCTTTGAAAGAGCGTAGCTCTTTCATCCAGTATACCAAATTGCACCCAACTTTAAAAGCCCTTATTTTACCCCGCCATCTCCAGCAGCGGGATCAAATCTTGATACAACCCCACCGCGCTCATCGTCTGCAATTCCCCCGTCATCCGCAGCTCTTCTTCCGTCGACCGCAGCACCAGCACCGTATCCAGCAGCGCTTCCTGCTCCGCGTCCAGCCCCTCCCGCAGCTTCTCCGTCAACTTCTCATTCAACAACTCCACCATCCACAGCGGGATTTTCCTGCCCTGGCTCGCTTCCCACGCCAGTGTACTGCCAACTGAAACTACTTCTTCTTGTCGTACTTCATTGGTATTCATTATGCCCGTCTCCATTTCATGCCCGTAAACCAAAAAACCACAGCGCAGTCAACCACCTGGAGACGGGCATCTCGTGAGTAGCTTTTCTGCGCTGCGGATCTTTGTCCACAAGCATTTGAATATTCAGATATGTTAATTTAGTCGGTTTATGGATATAGGCGGTTGGGTGCTTACTTTCAATTGCACCTGGTATTTTAAAGTACAAAGTTACTCACATTGCGAGATTGCCCGTCTCTGCCCATAGTATAGCACAATTTGTAGACAAATAGTACGTTTATTTTCGTTCCTTCCGCTCCATTCTGGCTTTTACCACTCCGGCTTCGGTATCCATATAAAACAGCGCCCGTTTCTGCCAGAACTCATCTTGCTGTATCAGTTCCCAGGGCGGCACCCCCAGCCATCGCGCCAGTTGAAACAGGTTCCATTCTTCCACCAGCCACGCCTCCGGCTTCGGCATATCCGGGTCGATCAGGTGCCGCCTTAACCTTTTTTTTCATCTTCTCCGGGGTCCATCGACTGTGCAAACATCGCCTTCCCGATCTTTTCTTTCAGCTTCAGCGGCAGCAATTCGATCACCGCCAGGCTGGGCGGGATCGGGTTTTCCGCATCATCGACCAGGTTCCATCCTGTGATCAATTCACTTAATTGGTGGTCTAATCGGTTCTCTCCCGCATGTTCTTCTGCCCATTTCGGGCTGTAATAGTCATTGATGAACTGGGTGTTGAACGCGTTCACCTTGTACGAAACGGTAACGGTCTCACCCAGGTATTCAATCTCGATCGTTTTTTCCTGCGCTAAAAATTCTTTTAACCGGATAGCCATGTTTCATCTCTCCTGCTGCAATTGGATAATATACGGGGAGGGGTTTCCCCCTCCCATTCTGTTTTCTTACAGAGCCGTCAGGCTGCACACGGTGGTCACTTCTGTCGCTTTGCCCCAGGTGGCGTCATGCACCATATCAAAGGTCCACTCGATGGCATACACCCCATCTTCATCGCTGAAATCGCTCACGCTCTTCACCTTCAGCGCAGCATCGATCTGCAAACTATACGGGGTTGAAGTGGCTCCAATCATCGTTTCGCTGATGGCACTGATCCGCAGAAACTGGCTGGTTCCCTGCCGCATCTTGCTCAACAGCGCCATGCCTGCCGCGTCTGCCAGCACTTTCAGTGTCACTTCCGCCGTCAGGTCTTTGTCCAGCACCTCGCTAAAGCTCTCGCCCTTCTTCAATGGCCAGAACTGCCCCCACACATCATTCATCTTCCAGCCAACGCTCAACGCGTTTTCCAGCGCGCTCGCAGCTCCCAGACCGGCAGCAGTATCTGCCAGGTACACACTCACATCAGTAGGCTGCACCACAACATCGCCCAGGTCGGTCACAGTGCCAGCGCTGATACTCACTGCCGGGGTGGTTCCGCCGGTCAGGCTGGCGGTGGCGGTGATGGCACTGGCAGCGATCGCGTTATTGCCGGTGATCACAATGGTCACATCTGCACCCGGCAGCGGGCCGCCATAGCATGCCACGGTATCAGTCGAGAAATCGGCCAGCGCGGCCAGGGCGCTCGCTACTGCGGAAGCTGCCGCGTTGTATGCGATCGCTGCGGTGGCATGGGTATTGTAGGTCAGCGTAAATGTGCCGCCGGTGGGTATGCCAGTGATGCTCAATTTCAAAACGCTCGCGCCTTCCCGCACCGCCTGGGCAAACCCGGCGCCGCTCAGGTTGGCGTCATCACGGTTGAAAGTGAACCCCAACTCCGAGATCATCATGCCCTGCACCAGGTCTTGCCGTGTCTGCCCATCACCAAAGATCGCCGTGTAACTCTTGGCGCTGTCCGGGCTGTTGGATGCCTTGCTGAAGGCCCAGCTCTTGGCAGCGGTGGCGCCCGTTGGCGAAACTGTTTTCATCAGGCTCGAAAGCAAATACGGCAGGTCATTGTAGGCCAGCTTACCCTCCAGGCTGATATTGGTAAATTCCTTGCCCAGGTTGGCAACCGTCACAAATTTATTGCCTTTGGGTTTAAAACTCTGCACCGCTGCGTTGATGGCGTGGCTCAAACCAGCCCCACCCAGCCGGGTGTCGGGCAGTGCAAATTCCCCATATGCTGCTTCGGGAGCAATCGCTGCTCCCTGGAAAATACTACTGCGGATCATTTCGTTTCATCCTTTCAATCACTCTGAATCTGAATGCGGTACAAACCGCCGTCATGCAGATATTTCACACCACTGTCAATTTCTTCCTGGCGGTACGGTTCTTCGCGCCAGCAGCGGATTCCCTCCGCTCCCTGCCTGTCGAGTGCGGTATCGATCGCGCTGGCAATATCCGCCAGGTCTTCACTGTCACGTTCCAGGGCAATGCCCCGCACCACATAGTAGGCATCCGTCATCAACCGTTTGCGCCCCACCATCAAGTAATCATTTCCCCGCGCGTACTGGATCAAAACACACGGGTAATCACTGTCTTTGTCCTCCGCCGGAACGCTGCCGGTATGCACCCCTGCCACCAGCCCCATCAGCGTGGTGCTGGCTTTCAGTGTGGTAACCAGCCATTCTTCGGCTGTGTTCAACTCATTCGTCATCGCCTTCATCCTCGCCCGGCGCAATGTCCAGCGCGCGCAGGCTTTGCATAGCCGCATCCACCCTGGCTTCTGCCAACTCTAGCGCCATCTCATACAAAGCCTGGCGCAGTGCGGCTTTCTCCCGCTGCAGCTGCGCGATCACCGCTTCGGCGATTGTTCCCTCATTCTCCTGCGCTTCACTTTCGGTGTTTTTTTGTTCGGCTCGCGCCAGTTCTCGGTTCAATACGTTCATTTACAATCTCCCATCGAGTGTTTTCAACTTGGCATAAAACGCTTCACGCTGTGCTTCCAGCGCGGGCGCTAAAAACGGCCGGGGCGCCATCTTGCGCGTTCCAAATTCCAGCGCTTCAGCGTAGTCCGAATTGGTGTACACCTCCCCGCCGATCACTGTTTTATACAGCTTGCGCTGAATGCTGTTTGTCAGGTGGCCGTAATCCATCGCCGGAGCCTGCCCCGCTGCACTGGCCTGGTGCATGCGGTTCGCGCCGCGTCGGTACAACCGCCCGCTTTTTCCGCCCTGCATGCTCAGTTTTGCCGCAGTCTCCACATCGGCCAGCGTAGCATCCACGATCGTCTGGATCTCCTGCGGCAGCTTTTTGGCAATGCTTCCCAGCCGGTTGGATTCGATCCGAAACGAATACCGCAGCATCACCATCACACCACCTCGCTGCAAACCACGCGCCGCGCGGTGGCATACGTGTGCGTGATCACCGCCGCCGCTTCAAATTCTCGTGTCCCGATCTGCAGGCGGTCCTTCGGCTGTACATCCCAGGCATACGGCACCGCCACCACGTACAGCACTCTCCCGCCCAACCGACCCGCGATCTCTTTTTCCACCGCACTGTTGCCCAGGCTGCCGATCCGCGCCGCTCCAGTTTGGGTAGTGGGCGTGCTTTCCACCCAGCGGCCATTATCCAACTGCCGCCGGGCCACCTGTACCCACACACAGGTCTCTGCCATGCTGGCTTCCTGTTTGGCCCTCATTCTCGCTAATGCTGCTGCACTGATCATGCTTTCTCCTGCTGGTTAAAAACAAACAAGCCGTGAAGACATTTCTATCTTCACGGCCGCTCATCTTCCGTTGTGCCCCGCGCTCTCCGCCGGGCTGCTTGGTTCAGGAGAATCGTAGATTCTCCCCTTTGAAAGGGCTATGCCCTTTCAATCCATTGTACCAAATTGCGCCCAACTTTAAAAGCCCTCATTTTCCCCCGTCATCGCCAGTGCCGGGATCAAATCCTGGTACAACCCCACCGCGCTCATCGTCTGTAACTCCCCCGTCATCCGCAGTTCGTCTCCCATCGACCGTACCACCAGCAGCGAATCCAGCAGTGCTTCCTGCTCTGCGCTCAGCCCGGCCCGCAGCTTTTCCGTCAACCGGTCATCCAATTCTTCCACCATCCACAACGGGATCTTCCTGCCCTGGCTCGCTTCCCACGCCAGGTCACTGCCAACTGCTTCTACTTCTTCTTGCCGTATTTCATTGGTATTCATTTTGGAGGTCTCCATATTCAGCCCGCAAAAACAAAAAACCGCAACGCAGTCAACCGCCTGGAGACCTCCATCTCGTGAGCAAATTTTCTGCGCTGCGGATCTTTGTCCACAAGCTTTAAATATATGTTAAATTAGTCGGTTTATGGCTATTCAATTGGGCGGTTTGGTGCTTACTTTCATTCACACCTGGTGTTTTAAAGTACAAAATTGCTCAAACTTAGAGGTGGAGGTCTCTGCCCATAGTATAGCACAATTGGTAGACAAATCCAACAGATTCCTACAAAAAAACGTCCAGTTGCCTGACCGTTTAAAAGGCGCAGCGCCCAAATGCGGGGGCTATTTGAGCGCTGGCGGGGCGGGAGGAAATATTAATTTCAACCCATACCGGTTCTACCGGCAATTTTACTCGCAGTGATTCCATTATACACATTTTACGAACTATTTTCAAGAAATAGCTCCCCCGACCGGACTCGAACCGATATTTTTTTTACTGCGAGTAAAATGCCATGTCCATTAGGCGACGGGGGAACTACTTAATAATTTTATCATACTCACTAAACACAATATACCGTTAAAAAGCGTAACACCGCCCGGCTTTCACCTGGCGGTGTTTCCTGCCTGCTCATTCCCCCTGGTCAAACCGCCGTTGCGCTTCCAGCATGCTTTCTGCCAGGTTCATCTGTTCCATCTCGCTCATCATTCTGGCATCTGCCATCAGTTGATCGATCTGCGCCTTGCTCCACCCGTCGTTGCGCAGCTGTGTCAGTAACGGGATCCCGCTGCTCACGTTCAACTGCCGCACCTGCGCCTGCGTATACGGCTGCATCGTTTCTGGCTGCGCGTACACCACCCGCACCCGCTCCACATTGTCGATCGTCTCGCCATCCAGCAACAATAGAAAATGGATCATCTTCTGCCATTCATTCTGCATCACACGGATGTACCGCTTGCACTTTTTCACCAGCGCGCTTTCCAGCGCGATCAACGCTTCTCCACCCAGTTCGCTCGTGCCTGTCTTGAAGAAGTAATAATGTGGTGTGCGGCTCACACTCGCCGCCGCTTCCACCAGTTTCTCGATCGTCTGCCAGTAGTTTTGCAGGTTCGTCGCTGCGAACTGCCCCACGCTGGTTTCTTGCCCTTCACCATCGCCCCCCGGCAGCTCCCAGATTTCATTGGGTGCGTTCTTCAATTTGCTCACATCGCTGTTCGAGATGATGTACCGTTGTGCAAATGCCCCGAACTCTGCCGCCACCATCATGTCGCTGTACAGTTTGTTCACCCCGTCCTGGATCGGGATCAGTTCTTCCAGCTCGCTTCGCTGCCCGCGGCGGCTGCGCCGGAAGTGAAAGATAGGGATCTCACCCAGCGGGTTCTCTGCCACCGTTTCGCCATTCACCGCAAACCGTTCGAACCCCCCTGCCTCATCGGGTGCCGTTTCTCCACGATGGAAGTAATACTCAAACCGGTTCGGGTAATACAGGTTTAATCGCCACCCGTTCAAAGAATCTTCATACCACCACTTGGCGCCATATCGTTTTTTCCTTGGGTTCGAGCTTTCATAAAACACCGCGCACAGGTCCGGGTTGTTTTCATACGCCTCCACCTTGCCCTCGTTGTTTTTCCACACAAATACAAATGCCTCGCTGGTCACCATGAAACTCTTGTGCACGTCATCCACATCCACATCCATTTCCGTTTTCAGCCATAACTGGTTCACCAGGTCGGTCAGTTTTTCATCGCCATCCACCACAAATCGTTCCAGCACCATCCGTTCCAGTGCCGCGTTGATCACCACCCCGCACCAGTTTTGCACAAATGGCGTGGCATTCGGCCCGAACACTTGCGCCAGCCGTTCATAGGTATACACCATGGGGTGCCGTCCTTCGTAATATTTCCACAGCGCCGCATTCGCCTGGCTTTTCATTCGCAGCACACGCACTGCGTTTTGTAGATCGTTCATAACCACCTCTTTGTATTGATAGGTTTACCCTTGGTAACTGCGCGCTTCTCTTTGCTGCTGCACTTTACGCAGTGCCAGTTTATTGAACGCGCCGCTGCTGGCATCCACCTGGTCTTTAAATCGCCCCTGTGGAAAGCTCTCCAGCTCGCGCAAATATCCCTCGTTCCAGTCACCCACCAGCATATCCACATTGCCAGCTTCCACCTGGTCAGCAAACGGTTCCGCCCGCAATTCTTTGCTGCCCACGGCCGTTTCTTTCTTCACGCGGTGCCCGGCCAGCAGCTTCAGTGAAAACTCCGCGCTTTCCTTGCCGCCCGAACCGCCTTCCTGCTCCACCCAGATTTCTACATTCGCATTGCCATACAGGCCGCTGTCTCGCTCCGCCATGTCTTTCATGCGCCGGTTGCGTTTTCCGCTGGACCATTGTCCTTTTTCCACATGGCAGAGGATGTACCGCTCTTCCGGTGATTTTGCCATCAGCACCCCTGCGCTGCGCGCTCCGCCACCCTCAGTTCCAGCCTTATCCCAGTACCGCACAAACTGGCACCCACTCGGCAGCGCCTTGATGATGCGCACGTTATCACGGTTGAATAGTTGCCCCTCTTTCGACCGCGGGATCTGTTGGTACACCGGCCACCATTCGCTTTCAGTCGCGTTTGCCCGCCGTTTGGCCATGCTGCTCGCCGGGTATTCCTTCTCCCACACGCTTTCACCCGGCTTCCGGCCCAGTGGATCAGTCAGCGGTAAGAAGATTCCCTTCTCCATCCATCGCCGCTGCTCAATCTCATCCGCCGCGTATTGCATGTCAGTGCATTCTTCTGCAGCCCCGGCTGGTTCCAATGCCTGCGCTGGCAGCACTAGGATCTTGTATTGGTCTGCATATTCATCCTGTGCCATGCGCTTCATCAGCCGCCCGGCCAGGTCGTCTTCATGCCAGCGTGTGTGCATGATGATGATCGCCGTACCTTTTCGGGCGCGGGTATACACCGCGCTCTGGTACCAGGCTTCCACATCTTCCCGCCTGCTTTCACTGTCTGCATCTTTCCGGTCTCGGAACGGGTCATCGATCACGATCAAGTCTAAAGCATGGCCGGTCAAACCACCGCCCACCCCGCGCGCGATCACCCCGCCCATATGCGGAGCTCCCAGAAGCCAGTCGCTCACGCTGCGGCTGTCCTTGCTCAGTTCCACCACCTCTTCCACCTCGCCATAGCGCTCGCTATGGCGCACGCCAGAATGCCCATTATGGCGCACGCTCTTGCTGCCAAACACATTCGCAAATTCAGCGCTCTCGATGATGCCCCGCACGTTGCGGCTGTTGCGTTCTGCTAATCCACTCACATAACTCGTCAACGCGATCTTGGTGCTGGGCCGCCGCCCCAGCAGCCAGGCCGGAAAGATCATCGAAACCAGTGTGCTTTTACCGGTCTGGGGTGGTACGAACACCATCAAACGCCCGTTGCCTTCTTCTCCGCCGCTTTCAATATACCGGTACACTGCCAGCAATTCCTCACCGATCACCTGCAGGTGCGGCGCTGATTCGAACCAGGTATACACATATTCCCCAAACCGCAGCAAATGACGCCGGGCCAGCTCGCGTTTTGCTTTCTCTGCCTTGGCTTCTCTTGCCAGTCGCAGCACATCTTCCTGATTCAACATGGTCTGCGGTTTGTTCATTCGAACTCTCCCTCAACGATATCCCCCAGTTGACCCTCCGCCGCCTGGATCCACTCATTCAACTGTTCTTCATCCATCGCCCGCGGATCCAGTTCTGCCCGCACCAGCAGTGTATTATCTTCCGCCATCACGCCCTGGCGTTGGTAGAACAACCGCCGCTCTTGTGTATTGCGGTAACTGGCTTCTTTGGCCACTTGTAATCCCACCCGATCCACCGACCGGATTTCATCTGTGATTAACGCCTTCCAAAGCGCTTCCACCTGCTCCCCGATGGTGCGGTCCTTAGCCCGCCACTGGTACAGCTGGCGCGCGCTGCGCAGCCCGATCTTCCGCGCGAATTGTTCCTTGGTGGCGGGGTATCGTTCACCGGGCCACGCTTCCCAGGCAATGTAGGCTGCCTTCCGCCAGCGGCTTTTTTCATCCTTAGACCGTTCTTCCAGCACGATCGGGTACAGTGCCATCCACCCCAGGTCATCCAACCCGGCTTCTTCTTCCATCACCTCACCCCGCAGCCACCGCGCCCGCAGCTGCTCAAACGCGGCATGGGCGGCAGTCTCCACCATTGCCGATGGCAGACTGTCGCCCTCACTGTCAGAGATGATGAATACCTCGCCCTGCGGAGTCCGCAGCAGTGGTTGTTCCATCACCCCATCCCGATTAGTTGAATATACCGATCCCGCACATCAGCCAGGTCTGCCGCTGCTGCTTCCATCTGTTGGCACAGGTGTTCCAGGTCAAGCCGCAGCTCCTGCGCTTCTGCTGTGGGTTCCGGTTTGGCAGGCGCTGTTCCTCGCAAATACTCCGTGATCGACCGGCTACCTGTCCCGATCCAGCGGTTATAGTCCATCGTCTTGATTGCCGCCCCGCATCCGATCGGTTTCCCCTTGTCGCTGGTCTGGTGGATGAGTACCCGCTCCGCCTTCACCCCCTTCGGGATTGCCACTGGTCCCGGGTGTTCCACCCCGCTCTTCAAATACTGCGCCAGCCACCAATCTACCGACTGCAGCCACGCGGGTGGGGTCCCTTTACCAGTGATGTAGGTATCTACCCAGTTAGCCCGGGTATACAGCAGCGGCATGCGTTGCGTCTTCTGGTACAGATAATCCACGCATCCCTCGATCGTCCGGTTGATCTGCACCACGCTGAGCCCATGGTCCAATTCGCAGTCCAGGATCAACGGAAGCTCCCCGCGGTCTTCGCCCACCGTCGCCAGGAAAGCATCCATCTGTCGCTGCACCGACTCCCCCGGGTACACCACATGGTAAGCCCCGCGCGGGATGCCAACCCGTTTGCTTTCGTCCCAGTTCCACCGGAACCAGCTATCCTGATAGCCCCAGCTCACGCCTGCGCGGATCCCCGCGAATTGCACGCTGGAAGCATGGCTCGCCACTGCATCCCAGTTCATTTTGTCCTGCCAGCGGGACACATCGATCCCAAATGGTTCTGTCCTTGCCATCATCCCTCCTCATCAAAATATTCCGCGATCCAATCCGGCAGCGGATCCGGGTTGCCGCCCAGGTCGATCACCGTTTGCCAGTAATCGCGGGTGCGTTCGATCAAACAGGACAACCGCTGTTTCAACCGCTGGATTTCATTTCGCAGGCTGCGGATCTCACTATCCTGGGCGCGTATCTCTTCCATGCGTTTTTGCATATCCGTTTCCAGGGACACAATTTTCAGGTTCTGCTGTTCCATCTGTTCACGCACCATCTTCAGCACTCGCTCTGATGTTTGCATCACCACATCATCCGCTTCCACTTCCGCCTTCTTCGCTTCGGCAGTTGCCTTACGCCGATTTTGGCGATACAGCAGCGCCGTACCGCCAAAACTCAACACCGCAATTACGATCCCGACCCAATCCATCACTCACCTCAGCTGCTGGTTATTCTGCTTCACTTTCCCAGCCGCTTCCGGTCAGTCCTGTTTGCAGCGTTCTATACTGGTTGAATTCCTCATACACCGCAGCCTCGATCGCATTGGCAATTACATCCAGATCCACTGTGATCCCATAGGCTCGGTTCAGGTATTTCTCCACATAATCGATCGCGTATTGCTTTTTCTCCTCGATCAGCCCGGCCAGGTTCGCCTGTTCCGCAGCCTTCACTGCTTCGCGCGCTGCCAGCCGGATCATCTCATACGCCTCAGCATTTCGTTGGCGCATCCGGTTGCCCAATTCCTGCACCAACTTTACCACCTGCCCCGCCGCCAGCGTCACCAGCATCGGGATCAACGCCACTGCCAGGGCTTCCACCACCTTCATCAATACATCTCGCCATTCCATCATTCACTTCCTTTCATTGGATTAAAACAAAAAAAGCCGCAGTCCATACGTTCATCGTATGGACCACGGCCGCTCATCTTCCGTCTTTGCCCCGCGCTCACCGCCGGGCTGCTGCTAGTTTCAGGAGTATCTGGGATTCTCCCCTTTGAAAGGGCTATGCCCTTTCAATCCAGTATACCAAATTGCGTGGAACTTTAAAAGCCCCCTGGGTTAGGTGTGTTGCAGATCACTCTCCTTGGATCGCCAGGATGTTTTCTTCTAAAGCAGGGAAATCGGCAAAACAATGTCCCCCCAACGAATAGGTTGAATTCTTATATCCGATATCAGAATTCTCGAACATCACAATATAAGGGTACAGGTACCCATTCGCATATACCCGAATGAGTCCATCATCTGAATTGCTCCAGATCATTTGGTGTTCAGTCTCGATAGTATCCACATTCCAGTCATTCGCTTCAGCCAGGTAATTTGCCAGTTCTTTTCGCATCGATACCTTATCGATGTAAGCAAACTCCGTCTCAAACGCATGAGTACATAACACATATTCACCGATAGTATCGTTCTCGCTGTTGACCACTAACAGATCATAAAACGCAGTGGCTTGTTCTAGCAGTGACGCATTTTCAGCAGAAAGGTCATCCGCTTCTTCCTGCATTTCGGTGATGGTTGCTTCCAGGGTGGCAACCGTATCCTCTAGTGCCTGGTTGTTCTCGATGGCATCATTGAAGTCAGCTTCTAGCTCTGCTGCTTCAGTCTGGTGTTCAGCAACTTGGGTTTCATACGCCGTGATCGTTGGCAGGTAGTCTATAACAACTTGATTACTGCACCCCCCTATCAGCAAAAATGCAGCAACGAACAGGAAGAAGGAAAGAAAATATTTTTGCATGGTCGTACCCCTTTCAGAGATGATTGGTTCTATAAGGTAATGATAATATATTTCATTGGATAGGTGAGGTTTATTACCAAACAAAAACAAATTTCTTTTGTAGCTATCATCCGCAAATTTCGCGGTTTGTGCCGTTTTGTTTCGTTCGCTTTTTCAATTATCCCCCCGGCAGGGCATTGTTGCGCATCCATAGTGAAAATCTGCTTTTTTTCGCCATTTTCGGGCTATAATGAAATTCGCACATTCACTGTTGCATTCCACCCCACTACAGAACCATTGCCAGGCAAAGGGAATATCGAACATGCCAGTTAAAAAATCTGAACTCTACTCATCGTTATGGGCGAGCTGTGACGCACTGCGCGGCGGTATGGATGCCTCCCAGTACAAGGATTATGTCCTCGTCATGCTCTTCATTAAATACATCTCCGACAAGTACGCCGGAAAACCCTATTCCCCCATTCAGGTCCCGCCTGGCGCCAGTTTCAAAGAGATGGTCGCTCTCAAAGGCAAGTCCGATATCGGTGACCAGATCAACAAGAAGATCATTGCACCCCTCGCCGCCGCCAATCACCTCTCTGATTTTCCCGATTTCAATGATCCCAACAAGCTGGGCGATGGCAAAGAAATGGTCGATCGCCTCACCAATCTGATTGCCATCTTTGAAAAAAAGGAACTCGATTTCACTGCCAACCGCGCCGATGGCGATGACCTCCTCGGCGATGCCTACGAGTACCTCATGCGTAACTTCGCCACCGAGAGCGGTAAATCCAAGGG